CGTCACCCAGCACTTTGATCAGCCCAACAGCTTGTACATACAACTGCTGATACATCGCCACAAGGTCCGCTTCGCCTTTCATGAACCGGATCGCTTCAACTAACGCCCCGTTCAATAGCGCGGAGTCGAACTCCTCTCCAAGCCACGTGGTACCACCACTCAACGGATCAGAGATCGAAAGAGGATACGCGGCATAGGTTAAAGTAGACGTATAGGCGATGTTCGGGGTGGGGGCGACGAAGACCGTGATTTCATCTTGAAACGCGTAGTATTGCGGCACCCCGGTCGTTGAAGCAGAGGGATACGCTTCCCGCATGAAGTCCGTATCTTTGTTCAACAAAAACTCAAAGCTGCCCGTACCTGTGTTAACAGCGAACGAAAACGCGTAGAGAAAATCTAGCGGCAGAGTCAGTAGAGGGTTACCCGGCGTAAACGTCAAAGTTGTCGTCTGACGTAAAACGGGAAGCTGGACAGTGTTGTAGATCTTCTGTTCAGCTTGCTTCGTGAACATAGCAAGCTGAGACGACGTAAATGTCGTCTCACAGACTTCCTGAATGTTTGCACAAAGCTCTACGTAGTTCATAGCTTACGCCATCGGTCCACGGGCCATCTTGCCCTTAGTCTGTGCTTTACCACCACGAACCTTGATCCCGCTTGTCTTAGTCGGGTTGGGTTCCTTAGCGGCAAGCAGCGTATCAAGATTCTGGATAGTCACAGGCGTACTGGACTTCCACGATTCTTTCTTCGTTGCCATCTTAAGCCCCTTTCTTGTACGTAAAGGAGGACTTTTTCTGGTTCATAGCACGGGCAAGGTTGCGACCGTACTTCTTCATGTTAACGCTTGTGACACCGCCTTTAGCAAGCTTGGTCATCGGCTTGCCGGGGTGCATCGCTTTCTCATGTTTGTGAACCGCTGTTTTGGCAGACATATCTTTCATGGTGACCTCTAAGGAGTATAGACGTTAATGACCCCGAGACGCGGGACGGTTGCAAAGCCAAATAGCGGTCTGACCTGTGCTCGACTCTGCGGATAACCAGTAAAGTCAGGACGAGGATTGCGAATTGCCTGCGGATCCTCAACCGGGAACGTACCAAGCTTTAACTGCGGATGACTCGGATTCCAGCACTCCATACATGCCAGAATCTGCGTCGGGGTATCTTTAACAATCAGTTCTTTCAACTGCTTCAGTTTATACCGAAACCCACAAATATCACACTCCGCAATCGCCCGTTTACTGGACGCAAACTTGCTGCTCATGACCGGATCCCATACATACGCGGGACAAACCGGACAGACGCCTTCTCGCGGTCTTCACCAGCAGCCAAGTTGAACTGCTCGTCATACGCCTCTTTCAGCATCGGGACGCGCTCGGCAAGCTCGGGCACTTTCATTGCAATGTGGTACGCAAGCCCTGCAACAATTGCGGGTAAGAACCGGAATGGAGCATCCTGTGTATAAGCCCCAGACCCTGCATTCTGAATACGACGTAAGCGGTAATATGCGAGAACATATGGAGTAGACGAGTCCGGTACGGGCCAAAGAACGATTTCAGGGGCATCACGAAGACGACGCACAAAAATCTGAATAGGCCGCCCCTGTGCTAGTTTCGCAGGGATGGCCGAATAGGTAGAAACACTGATACGAGAAATTGTTAAATCAGACTGTGTAGTGGGATTGCCCGCACCGGTACGAATAGTGTGTTCAAGAATATCAATCGTATCTGCGGGCAGCGGGTATGTAGAGACGCCGGGAGTCAAGTTGATTGTCCCCGGCTCGATCGTCCACATGTTGATGCCACGATTGGCAAACTCGATCGTCAACAGATTCATCGACCGGCGAGCCGTACGCAGGTCATAGCCAGACCGCATCTCGCGACCCGCACGTTCCCACGCGTCTTCTGCAATCTCGTTGAAGTCGAGATTAAAATCGGCAACACCAGTGGTAGCCACGTTTTATTCCTTTGAGATGTGCTCTGCCGCTTTTAATTCAGACGGATATCTAACCTTAGCTTCTTCGACAGAACACAGCGGTGTGTCTTGTATGAACTGGCGCCGTAAAAATGCGTGTTCAACATTCTCTACATGTTTCCACAACTTATCATCTTCAATGTAATACCAGCGTTCATACGCCATAATTACTTCTTTGCCGTTTTAGCAGACTCTCGGAATGCTTTGGCAGTAGGAGCGCCGGGACTACCCGGTTTACGCATCTTTTCCCCGGAACCGGCTTTGATTCGGTTACGCTTAGCATGGATGTTGGCGTAGAGACCAACAGGGCCACCCTCTGCGTACATGTTGAACTCATCACCGTCTTTACGATGCTTGCGCTTGGGCATCTTGCGAGGGGAGATGATGCCCATTCCCCTCGACGCCATCACAGTACACGTCCCTTGGTCTTACCACGTTTAGCGATCCCGTCTGCACGACTCGACGCCGAACTGACAGAGCCGCCCTTCGCATAACCGGGGCTCCCCGCTACCGCAGCAGCTTGATACGGAGTCCGCCTACGAGACTGGAACATGCGCTGTGACCGAGGCGTCGGCAACTGCCGAACAGCGGCTGCGGCTTCACGCTCAGCACGAGGCTTACCATAATCACGACTGTAGATCGAGCCTTTCTTCTCCATCTGCTCCGCAGCCCGTTCACCCATCCGGTTCCGGTTAGAGACGAGCCGATCAGGCTCAGGTTGCGGCGGGGAGACAAGGGGCGGCACATCAGCGGGAGCCGGTGCGGCAGCGCGGGGCGTGGGAGCAGCAGCGCGAGGGGCGGGTGCAGCGGGAGCCATCGCTCGCGACCGCGCAGCTTGACTCTCTGCGGCAGCACGACGATCGTCAGCTTCCGCTCCACTCGTATCTACCGTACGAGTAATGGCCGGGCCTTCATCACCCTCGACAGTCTTAATCGGGGGACGCGAGACAGAACGCGCAGCACGTTTACTCGCAAGAATTTCATCTAGCGCGGGGGTCTCGCCCTCGGCACCAGACTGTTGCAAGAAGCGTTTTGCCCGCTCGTAAGTATCTTCTTCGAACCGACCACCGTCGGAGAATTTACGCTTTTTCATACGAACCGTCCTTTAGTCTTGCCGCGTTGAGCGCAACCGTCAGCGCGACTGGAAGCGGAACTCACCGAGCCACCTTTAGCTAGGCCCATCGACCGACGCGGAGCATCTTGTGCTGCTTTATCAGTCGCGGTGTCCATGTCGGACTCTTCTTTCTGGCGACGCATACGCTCTTGCTGTTCGAGCGTAGGAATCATGTTTTGGTCCGCCCGACGCGATTCCATCAGTCGGTTGATATTGGCCTGCACTTGAGCGTCATCTTGCGACGTATCAGGCGGGGTCGCGGCTTGCATCGGACCCAGCGTCTTCGGCTTCATACGCTTGGGCATCATCTTAGCGGGCTGCATTTTCTTCGACTCCTGTTTATTAGGACGGTCCATCTCAGCACTTGCCGCCGTAATTCATTTTGACCATCTTAGTTTTGGTCTTGCCTTGTTTAGCAATACCGTCTGCGGCTTTGTGACCAGAAGCAAGCCCACCACCCGCATAAGCTTTGCCACCTTTCTTCATGCCCTTCATCTCAGCCATTTCATGCTTGACCATCGACTTCGGAGCGCCCTTTTTCTTCATGAAGGCTACTTCTTTGCCCATCATAGCTTTAGATTCTTTCATGTCACCACCTTGGTTAAATTTGCGGCCTTTATCAGCCTCGACGTAATCACGACCTACTTTTTGCGGAATACCAACACGTTTAGCGGCAGCGGGGTCGTTAGCGACCATCGCCATCAGATTGTGTTGAGCTTTGCTCTTGCTCGGCATCTTTTTTCCGTCCTAACATCCGCTGCACCGTGTCGGTTTCCCAAATACGGATACCGGTCCACAGGATAGTAAACACAGCCGCGATAGATGGCAACATATCAACAAGAGTACCGATAACTGTGATAACAGACAAGCCATCTAGAATTGTCTTTCCGACTTCTGCATCTCTCATGTCAGCAATTCCACGCCCGCAGAGATTTGTTAATCCGACTGTTTGGGTCGCTCGCAGTCTTAGCTGAAGTCAGCTTTTTCTTCATCCCCTTCATGCGGGCGCAGAATGAGTCCCGTCGGGGACCGCCTTCAGGTTGGGGAGCTTTGAGTCCGGGCTTGCCGGGGTTTGCTTTGTTGTAGCTAGCGCGACCTTTGGCGTTGAGACCGCCTTCAGGGTTCTTGCCTTCTTTGCGCTGCCACGCGGGTGACTTAGCCATTTACAGCTCCAAGGTAGAGAGCACGTTCGTCCTTGCGACGAACTTCGAGGCCAGCTAATACTTTACCAGCAGACAGATTCCATTTCAAGAACTCGTCTGCGGCACCAGAATAGTCCTCACGGTTATGTTTCATGCGCAAGGTTGAGTTCTGAAGATTACCTAGCCCAACATTAAAAGCGAAGCTAGTGAGTGCCAGATGGCGAGGCCCAAGAGGATCCACAGCACATAGTCTGAGTACCCCCGCCAGAAACCGTGAAAGATCTTGCTGGAGAAGGCTGTTAACTTCTTCATCGGTCAGTCTCCGATTCCAACCTTCTGGTATAGACAGCTCAAGTCGTCGATCAAACGGGACACGGATGTGATTAGGGTCGATAACGTGACCCACACCAATAGTCCACAGACGAGCAGGACAGCGGTAAGGAGCATGACGTACCCCCTCGTGATGCCTGAGCATGTCGATCAAGACCTTCATTTCTTGCTGAAAGCCTGACTACCAAACCAGAAGCTGATAACCGACGCCCAGATGATCTGAGTATCAGCATCCCACAAAGTAGCAATCACTTCTGCGAACGGGGTACCGAGCTTCCATGCGTAGAAAGCGCCGAAGATGTTGATGAAGCACAGCAGGGCGAACATGCCGTACGTGATCGCAGGACGGACCATTGCCCGAGCGTTGATGACCCATGTGCTAGCGCCTTGACCGATAGCGATGTCGTGCGCATAGAGGGCTTGCTTTTCCTGTAGGGCAGCTTGCGCCATCGAGACATCGGCGTTGATCTGAAGCTGGTCCGTCCTGATCTCTTCTACCTTGGCTTGGGCCTCAAACCCAGCTTTCCGCAGTTCAAGCTCGCGCTCAATCTGCATCCGGGCCAGCGCAATCTCATGGGCCTTGTCTGCACGGTCTTGGAAGAACCCCAGCAGCTTAGGCAAGCCGCCAGCGAGGAACGAGAGCAGGGTAGTCAGTAGTGTGATCATGCTTTGTCTCGGCTGGTTGAGATGGTGTCTTCGCCCTTGGTCACAGTCACGCGTCCGTCTGTGACATCGACCTTCATGGACGGCTCTTTCCGGTCAAGCTTGTCGAGGCGCTCGATCAAGGACTTGATGACCTCAAACTCAGGACGCTCTTGCTTTGGGTTCGCTCCGGCGATACCGTTCAGCATGGCGATTAGCGCAGTCAGCGCAGCCGACACAAGACCAATCACGGCAGCAATCTTGGACTCTTCAAGCAACAGGCTGGCCCCCACCCCGACCACAACGATCAAAGTGATGTAGAACAGCCCGTGCTTGCCGATTGCCTTACCAGCAACTTCCTTTGCCGCAGACTCAGCCTCTAGCCGCTGAAGCTCGGCCTTGGCTTGCGCCTTTAACATCCGGATCTCGTTTCTCACGGCGGACCCCATATCTAGTTAATATATACAGCTTTAGAAAGACAAAGTTTATTGTAGTCGTTTGTACCTACAAACCCCATGTAGTCGATACGTCCGAACTGCGTGTCGTCTTTACCGTATATAGCGACCAGCTTGCCGCCAAGGGTCAAGTGTCCTTTTAAGTTATCTGGGCGATAATATTCGCCAAAAGCAAATCTATTGCGTATTTCCGTGGCTTGTCTAGAGGCGTCTTGAGTCAAATACTTGATATACACGTTACGTACGAACAATGGGCCAGTGATGTTCAAGCTGGCTTGACCCCCATATCTTAATGGATCGCCGTAACTACGCTTCTTAATATTTGCAACAACCGCGTTAATCACTTTTTCGTAGAATGGTTCGCGTCCACATGAATACAAATTCATGTTCTCAAAATATTTACCCGGCCTACTTAGAAACACGATGTTTTTGGTAGTAGGCTCAACTTTAACAACGGGAATGATGGACTGATCAAAGTACCATCCCCCATACTCATACAACAAGCAGTAGCGTAGTAAATCGGCGCGGAACGCATATGAGGCTAACGAGTTAAACGCCGTCAGAGTTTCTCGACCAAACTTCTTCAAGAATTCCTGTGCTTCCGGGTTCGTATAAAGCTGATAGTTACAGTCGCCGTATACGTCTAGGACAGCTTTTTTCTTAGCAGCGAAAACACCCGCACACTGCGTCAGGTTGATCTGAAGCTTATCCGGGTCGCACAGGAATATCTGAAAAACGTTCATCCGTAGAAGACGGTAGCCGTAGCGTTACTGACGGTCGCGTACAGCAAGCTCGATACAAGAACGCCGTCTTCAGGAATTACGACCGAAAACGGGGTGCCGTTCGCAAGCGTAGTGACCGACAGGATCGTAGCGCCACCATCGCCATTGGTGAAGACGATTAACCCAGCGGTATCGCCGGGCACAATCAGAGCACCACGAAGCCGCGTCCGCGCCCCATAGACAACTCCGGTAGCTGAGACGTAAGCGGATTTAACGTCAGTTTTCATGGCTGGTTACCCGTGGGTTGTTGGGGTTGCGCGGGTGGGGGCGCAGGTTTGTTCAACAATTTAGCAAACGCTGCTTTAATTTGCTCTTGCTTTTCTTTTGGGTAGCTATCAAATATTTCTTTCATATTGTTCATAATAATTACCCCGCAAGAATGGTGTTAATCACGTTCAAGTTAATTATTGCATATACGTTGCCGCCGTATTCCCAAATGCCAGAAAAAGACGCAACAATATAACTAGCGGATGTACTAGTGCCTGTGACAGTTGCAATATTTAAATCTTGGATATTAGAATTGCTATTAAAATTAATTTCGACCCCAGTAAAAATTACCGCATCAAAACCCGCCATCGGCGCAATTGTTAGAGTAAGGTTGCCATCTGGGTAATGAAATTCCCAAAGAAACGTCGCAGTTTGACCAACTTCTGTAAACGCCGGTAATGTGTAAGTAGTACCTCCGGGCGTAACCGGGATGATAGTAGGCGAACTGCCCCCGCCACCGCCACCACCTACAGGCGTCCAGACTCCATTAACTAGTTCTTGAAAGCCATTCTGTGACCGAAACGGTCCTGATACCGTTGAAGTACCCATGATTACTCCGTAAAGGTAATTCGTTTCTTAAACACCGCTGGGTTGCCAGCGTATATACATCCGCCTTCGTACTCGCCCGCCGGTACAACAGACCCAGCTCCAATTACTGCGTGATCACCAATCCTGCATGGGCCTAAAACTATCGACCCCGCCCCGATGAACACGCCTTTACCGATTGTGATGTCGTAGCCCGTTTCTATAACACCATCTTTGCGCAGCTTACCTTTCTTGGCGATGTCATGCGTACCTGCGATTAACATACACCGCTGCCCAAGAAAGCTGTACTCGCCCATCGTAATACTGCCCGACGCTACATTCAGCACCGCCTCACCGTCGCAATCTACTGTTTCGTGGACATTGATCCGAGGGTGGTTGCGCCAATCTCTATCAAATCTGTTTGCCTTATGATGATCTTGAACGCGCGGGTACTTCCATAAAAAGTTAAACACCTGCTCCAACAATTGGGCAATCGTGTTATGCACTGGCAGCTACCTGTTTTCTTCGAAGTGCGTTTTCGTGAATTGCGTACGCGGTATCTAAAATCCAATGCTGTTTCCGCACTGGTTCTGCATTACCAATAATAGGATGCGAGAACCGCGAGTAATGCACGTTGTCTTTATTGTTATACAAAAAGAAGTGCCCTGTGTGCCCGCCGGGCATGATGGTGTAGACCAGCCCAGCGTCGTTGTCTGTGCGGTACCGGGTGTACGGATGCTTGTGCAGGATCGGCATGATTGCCCGCGTGTATGGCACAGGGCCAGTGAGGCGGATCACGCCTAGCTTCCCACTGAGTTCACGGTTTGCCGGGTCGTGGATGTTACGCACCACGCGCTCGATGACTGCCTCTAGGAACGGATGCTTAGGCGCTGCGATCACGTGCCACTGCTGGAACTCACCGTGCTCTGGTGCATCCCCATCAAACATACCTTTTGGTACATCTGCCCAATGGGACAGGATGTACTCACTGTTTGCAGTGAGCTTATCAAGCGGCATGATTACCGAACTCTTGATGTCCAGATATACGCCGCCCACTGCGTAGATCAGCAGATACCGAAACAGATCCGATCTCGCCGCGCCGTAGCTAGGATTAATCAGGTTGTACGTGTCTAACATCTCCTGCCCGTAATGCTGCTTGATGAACTCCACGCAGTCATCGTCGGTATAGAAGTTGTGTGTCCACCCCGGATTTTTAGCTACAAGCGAGGCGATGTTCTCTTCAATTTTCGGGTGTAATCCCGTCCGTTTGAAGAATGTCTGATGGATCTGTTTCGGGATCATGGTTTAATCAAGGAGGAGTGGTAACAGAACCGTTGATGACATCAATGACTGCCATCCAGTTAATGCTAGACGACATGCCGTAAGGCGTACTGTTAATACGAACAAACGTACAATTCACCATTAACGCAAAACCGGGCAAGCTTCCGTCATCATTATCCCCATAAAAAATGAACGACGGGGTAATTGAGTTAAATCGTTTTAACAAGCTGCCATCTTCAGCGGAAATAATAAAACCGCCTTCGGCATCGGCGTTTGTCGGGCTGACAATTTGCACCGTAATTCTATCGCCAACAGCGGCGCTAGCCGGTAGCTGGTACGTGCCGGGGAAATCTGCGGTATTAATAGTTACAACAGCGCCACCACCGCCACCGCCACCACCTACAGGTGTCCAAACGCCATTAACAAGTTCTTGGAAACCGTTTTGTGACCGGAACGGACCGGATACCGTAGACGTACCCATGATTATTTACCTTGAGACTGTTGTTGAGCCGCCCACCACTTCAGGAGAGCTTCACGCTGAGCGGGTGTAAATTTGGATAGATCAATCATGATGCCCTCTGATTAAGGAAGTAGTTGTAGAAAAGGGTAAACAAACGGATCCCCGATTGGTTCAGAACCATAGCCCTGAATTGGAACAGAGGTTTGCTGGAAAAAAGCCACGGTACCAAAACCGGGAACCGTAAGATCTGGAAGCCTAGTAATTACTAGCGGCGCAACATCTTCAAAATTATCATAAAGATACATTGTGTCGTAAATTCCGGACGAATTAGTCGTTTGGGCAAAATAAAACTCAAGTCCGGTTTGTACTTGATTAAATAAAGTTGGATTAAATACTAGTTGAGTAATGTAATTTGCGGCATAAGAATTGCCATAAAACACAGAAAGCAAAACTCCGGGAATTGTTGGCAATTTAATTGCCCACGCAGTACCACCGCTTTGCCCAACAGCTAGTTTTATTGTGTAAGATTGGCCGACTTCAATTACCGGCAGTTGAATTATAGTGCCCGCAGTCGGACCAGTTGGGGGGTCAGCCAGTTTGTTATCAGAATAGCGGTTATCTGGAATACCCATCTGAGAAAAACTATATTGGCTACCTAAGTAAACTATTTGAGTGGAACTCCCCCCACCACCAGCGACAGGGACCCACTGACCGTTTACTAATTCTTGGAAACCGTTTTGTGACCGGAACGGTCCTGATACCGTTGAAGTACCCATTTTGAAACCTCACATGCGAGTCACGTATCAGTCTGCATGTCGTCGCCGGGTCGTCTGATACGCTGGATTTGGATATCCCGGATGGCAGAGTTGTACCACGAGAATAGATAAAAAGAAAGGGGGGCCGAAGCCCCCCTTCCCTACACCCCGATTAGGCCGGGGGGGTCGGCGCTGCACCAGCCGAGCCATAGACGCCCAGCGGATCCGAAACACCGAACGAATAACGCTCACGGGCCTTGTACCGAGCATTGCCGGTGTCGAAGTCTGCGTCCATACCCGTTTGCATCGGGGTACGAATGAAGTGCTTCAGACCGTTGGGCACGTCGGTGGTCAGGAACCACGCGTTGTTATCAGTCAAGAAGTGGTTAATCGTGTAACCCTCGGGGATCGACCCGTTGTTCTTCAGGGCGTTGATGTCGTTATCCGTCGTACCGACACGAAGCTCGGTCTCAAGAATACGAGTTGCAACGAACTGAAGCGACGGCGGGATGATCAGTTTCCGAGGCTTAGCAGCGATCAGCAGACCACGTTCGTCAGTCCACGCAGCGATCTGAATAACTGCATCTTCAAGCGCAGTCTCATTCAGATCCGTGGCAACGGCCGGGACGTTGCTGTTAACACCACCATTGACCAGCGGGTGATTAGCCGAGAAGAGCGACTGACCGTCGCCGTACACCACAGCGGGATCAAAGCCATTGTTCAGAATCGCAGCGGCTTTAACTTGCTTGGTGTACGCCATCGCGCGAGCGAGCGCTTTGGTATAACGCGACGAGAGCGTGTCGTACAGGTTGTCCTCCATCGCCTCTTCGGTGAGGGAGAAGCCCATAGCGATCGTCTCGTGGTTGTACCGAGCGGTCCACGCCTCTTGCGCGTTGTCGTAAGCGATGGCAGCACCCTCGCTCTTGACCGGCGCAGCCGAGAAGCCCGACAGCTTGGTTT